CTACAACTCTAAGTAGTCGATCATAGCCATTTGTCTGGTTCTCTAAAAACTAAATATCTGTTTATGGTATGTTTTCTCTATTTTAGGAGAAGATAGGTCATAACACAGACAGATAATCTTGGCAAATACAGTAACTTATGAAACTCTTTTTGAGCGGGACATGCAAGAGCGTTTAGCCCGTCCCCAAAACTGGAAAGAAATGTGCAAGGTAACCATGAGCAATACTCGTGTTATTACCTCGCAGTCCATTTCTACTACCGGTGATTGGGCGGCAACAGGCACTCTGACCCGTGGAACCGCGTTTGATCCGACAGATGTCGCGGAAGTCGCAGACACCCTTACGATCTCTACCAGCCATCATGTTACCACTTACTTTGACTTTGGTGATCTTTCCCAATCTCCCTGGACGACTGAAAAAGAAATCTTTGGCCGCGCGGGAGAGCGGATTGGAGAGCGAATCGAAATTGAAGTTTTGGGACAACACGCAAGCTGGAGAAATATCGGAGGATCAGGTGGAGCTTGGACTGACAACACCGATGTCGCTCTTGCCGCATCAGCTTCCAACATTGACGACCTGGCACGCCTTATTAGGACTGTGATCAGGACACAAAATGGAGCTAATTTGATGGCAAGAAACGGAGTCGGGGTTGTGTTACATCCTACAAGTTTTCAGTTCGTGGAGGCTTTTGCTCAGGCTTTTTCAAAACTATTAGGCCTGGTTAAATCCTTTCTGATATACGGCGAAAATCCAGAAGTGGGCAACGCCTTGCAAGGTTCCTTCGCATAAAGCGAATACCGGCAACAACGACTGAGCGAAAGGAAGCGCAAAAATGCGCTATACAACAGTCTGAACATGGGTATAACAAAAGAAGCCCATGAGAGATATCCGAAGCGGTATCTCCGCACATTGAAAACTTAATTGAGGAGTTGAAAAGTATGTTTGCTCATGCTAAAATAGAGGCATGGATAAACAACAAAAAGAAAAACAAAGGGAGATGTATAGGAAGATGAGGCAAAATCCAGAATGGGTAAAAAAGTACAGAGAATACCACCGAGCTTATGATAAAAAGTGGCGAAAAGATAACCCAAAATATGCCGAATCTCATAGAAATCAAATGCGAGAATGGGGTAGAAAAAATGCTAAGCGGATTTATGAGAGACGGAGACAGAGGCCTTACGAAAAGATAGCCGCGACTATAAGAAGTCGTATGAATGATTTTGCTAAAAGAGGGTGGGGTTCGGAAAAAACAGAAAAACTGCTTGGCTGTACATTCAAGGAGTTAAAAATACATCTTGAAAAACAATTTAAGCCAGATATGACTTGGAATAATTACGGCTTCTATGGGTGGCATATTGACCATTTTAGACCCCTTTCTAGCTTTAATTTGAAGAACTCTAAGGAGCGAAAAAGGGCGTGGCACTACACAAATCTCCAACCTTTATGGATGAAAGAAAATCTCCAAAAGCACACAAAAATTCTCAATTAAGCAATGTGAAGTAACAAAATTGAATGGTTTTGCGTCAGCAGATGACGCGTTGAAAAACGGCCTTGCGCCCCAGGTTAAATATCTTGGTGTAACTTGGTACGTTTCCAATGACAACGTGGCTGATCATGCCTTTGCAGGCGTGAGAAAAATCCAGCGTCTTGGACTCCTTACCGGAACTTTCGGAAGGATGCACAAATTCCCCGGTATCGCGGGAACTTCGGGTGGTATTCAATCGGGTATCGCTTTTCACACACGCGTTGATTTGGGACACCTGACTCCTACTGACCATGCGGCACTGGTATATGATGTTCGGGATGATAACTCAGCTTAGTACTTGTGATACTACTCTGGGGCTTTAAGGCCCCGGGGATAGCCCCAAAAGTATGGTATTTCCAGAAACTTTATTTGCATACATTGGCACCGAAGAAACCTCGTATAAAACGAGGGAAATTCAGATAGGTGAAAATTGGACATGGAATATGGCCCAGCATTTAAGTTTGAGTTTTCACCTTAAGCACGGAAAATATCTTAATATCTCAAACGACCCCAGAACCAAACCGCCCTTTAATAATATAATCCTCCCGATT